GGACCTACTTCTCCTTTAATCCCTTTTTCGCCTTTATCGCCGCCATCGCCTTCTACGCCCTTCGGACCTACTTCTCCTTTAATCCCTTTTTCGCCTTTATCGCCGCCATCGCCTACTATTCCTTTTGGGCCTACTTCTCCTTTAAATCCTTTATCACCTCTAGAACCTCTGTAAGCTTTGGTAAAATACTGTGTTTTAGTTATCAGCGTTGTGTTTTCTATATTAATTGTATATATTACTTGCGCACTAAAAACATTTAGATCAAAATCTGATACGGGCCCTATTTCAAAAGTATTTCCATTTGCTCCGTAAGGAGACCCAAAAATATCTCCGGCTACTATGTTTTGAACTGCTGCTATAGTTACTGTGAATTGCCCTTCTATAGGGTTAGCATTATTTGTAGCTTCTAACTGATTAGATCCTTTAAATACAGTTATTTGACAGTTAGTGTCTGCATAAGCTGTTGAAATAACAGGATATTCAGGAGGGCTTACAGTTTCATCCGCATCCGAGGGAAGAGTAATGTTTTCTTTAGTTAAATTTACTATTATGCCATCTTTACCGTTATCTGTAATATACCTTGTAAATTGGTATAAACCATTAGCATCTCTTACTACTTTTGCTAATATAGCATCTGTTCCTGGATCAGGATTATATGCTACCTTAAAAACATTAACTGAAGAATAAGCTTGACTAAAAGGCCTATCAACCTCAAACTCCTCAGAATTTATAACTCTAGTTACGACTCTATATTCTGAGGTAGATAATTCTGTAGCAGGATTAGTTGTTGAAGTTACTTTTACAATATCCCCAGGGGATAATTCATTTGTAAAATCGGGCGGTGGGCTAGCTACTGGTGTAGTAATAACTCGTTTAAGACTATACGAACTAGAAATAACAGTATCATTTTGATTCGCTCCTGTTAATATTTCTATACCATTTGAAGTATCGCTTAATTCTTTCCAATACGTGTAGCCAGAACCGTATTGATCATCTGTTATAGAATCTGTATAAAGTTGTATAGATCTCCAAGGATTAACCGGACTACTATTAGCCGCTCTATAATCAAAAGAAAAATAAGCTATATCTTCATTTGATAAAGATGAAAAACTTTCGCTAGTAGAATCCAAGGTATTAGTAGTATTTTCAAATACTGCTTTTGTTGGGGAAGTATATATATACTCTGTTGTCCCTGTTATAACTCTTCCTAAACCGCCTTCAAAATTAAGGCCTGTATTTAAGTCGCCTCCAACAGATATTCCATTAATAGTAGCCCCATTACCCAAACCAAGTACAGTAGTAGTTAAATCTGTCCACTCAGAATAGTTTCCTTGGTCGTTTTTTATTCTTACAGCAATATCATACTCGCCAGGTATAATACCTGAAAATTGAATATTGTGATCAGTAGGAGAAATGTCTCTTACTACTCTTACTGTTCCATAAAAATTTTGACTAACTTCATAGCTATCTATGTACCTATATTCTCTTTGAGTTACAACCTCGGAGGAGTCTGTAAAATCTTCTATAGGAGAATTCCAAGATATTATAGCTTCATATGATGTTGCAAAAGCATTAGTTGCTCCAGAGGAAGGTACTAACTTTAATTGAACATCTTGAGGAGATGGAACAGGATCATTTTTTCTTGAAGAATTTTGATAATCATTAGTAACTACAGGCTTTGATTGTTCTATTTCATCAAATTTTTCTTCTGCGTATAAACTTGCAGAAATTGAATATTCTGAAGGATTTTCTTCAGAAATTCCCATAATTCTATATTTTTTCAAATCTGTTGAAGGAGCTACTCTCTCAGATATAGCCCATATACTTCCAGAAGCAGCATTAGCACTAAAACTGCCTGTAACTGTTACAGTTCTATTGCTTATACTAGAAATTTGTTTTACTTCAACTCTTGAATCTTCAGAAAACTGTGTAGATACAGAATCCCCGTTTATATCTGTTAAATTTGCTGCAAACTCTGAATTAACAAGAGGGTTATCCAGTAGTCCAGTATTTGAACTATCTTTTAAAATTAATTCGCCCCTAGAGTAGGTATTTCCATTACCCATATCCACATAATCTTGTTGTAGATAAATGCCTCCGGCTGGAAATAATATAAATAAATTATAATCTGAACTGGAGCCTGAAAGGGTAATATCTCTATCAAGAACGATAGAATTAAGATTTGCTGAGGAGCTTATTCTACCACTCTGCTTTAAACTAAAATTATCTTGATCCTGTACATTTATGATATCCCCGGGACGCAAAAAAGCAGCATTAATACCTGTAGAAAAACTCACTACCTCTGTTTCATACGCATCAGTTTTTAAATGCCAATCTGCAAGTCTTTCTGCCTGACTTTCTGAGGTGCATCCAAAAGCTACAATATCTTTCTGTATAATTCTTCCTTGCTTAATTATATTCGCAGTATCTTCTACAGTTTTTACAGTCTTTTTATATAATTCTTCAGGATTATTCCAAGTTACATTAATTTGATTACTTCTTGCCCGTTGACCAGTATAAGTATAGTCAAAGAGACCATCTCTTACATTTCCTTGAGTAAAAGTATACACGGGCTCTTTTGGATTGTCTTGAATTGGAGTAAGTTTTCCATCAATCCAGAACATCATACTACGAAAAGTAGTGGCTAAATCTTTTAGTACTTTATATGCTTCTTCTTGCCTAGAAAGATAAACGTTGCATGTAAATCTTGGTTCTAAGCCTCCCTTGCCGTCGGATACTAACTCATCACAATATCTGGCAATCTGGTATAGAGCATACACATCTATATCATCCTCGTCTAAAAATTCTCCCAATCCAATTTCTTTATCTGTTAAAATATCATAAAAAATCCAAGCAGGATTATTAGTATAAACTTTTCTAAAATTTATAGAAGTTGGATCGGAACCTGTTCCTCGAAAAGTACCGTCCCAAGTAACATAACTATTGGTATCAAAACCGCTAGTTTTATTTCTAGTATATTTAGCTTGGTTAGAATAAGTCTCTTCTCTAGTAAGATAGTTTGTGGGAACTTTTACTAGCTTTCCACGAAGGTGATAAGCCCTAGAAGGAGGAGTATTATAATTTTCGGCGTTAAAGCTTGATACAGCATAGGCTGATGTAGGGTATCTTAACTTATCATAAATGTAGCAGTCTATAGTCTTAATAGTACTGAGACCGGTATATTGATTATTTAATCTTGTATAATCACTACTAACATCGGGGCTCATTCTTCGTATAATAACTCTAAACTCATCAAAAGGTTTTACAGGTGCAAAATCTACTCTAAAAGTTCTTAAAAACGCCGAAGAGGACTTATTTTCCACAACTAGACCGGTATTTGTACCTCTATACATGGTTCTATCTTCTTTACCACCATATATAAAATCTCTAGCCGCTAATTTATTTCCATCAGTTCCTCCATCTGTCCAAGAAGGCGCATATTGAGTCCAGGGGTTAAATGTAGCTTCATTATAAGTTTCAACATCATTATTCCTATAACTAGCTCCTTTGATTAATTTACTCTCCCAACTTACTTGTCCAGAGGGTTTCCATTGTAATATTACTTGAAATTCTGCGTAAGCTTTAACATCATTTCCTAGATCAGTAACATGTCTTAATCCTGCTGGAAATTCTACATTAATTTCCAAAGCATCTATTTCAGACGCAACATTTTGACCAAAACTTTGTCCACTAGAGGAAAAAATTATTTCTGTTTGGGCTCCAGGAGTAGGGTTTCCACCATATTTTGACCAAGTTAATGAAGAAACAGGCGGTACAAAAGAAAAAGCTGCACTAGGAACTAAAAACCCTTCTGACCACTCTTTTTGACCTCTAGTTCCCTTCTGCAAAAATACTTTGCTGCCGTCGTATCTAGTATTATAGTTTTGATTCCCTGTACCATATACGGCTTCACTTACTCGAATTGGGTTAGTACCAGAGGGTATGTGTGGAGCTGCGGCACCCAAAAGTATAGCAGTTGAAGGTAAACTAACACTAGCAGGATTTGTGGATAGTGGAGCAATAAAATCTACTGTGACTAATGCATTTAGGTCTACATCTTCAGGAAGAGCTGGTTGAATAGAAGCATGGGTATAATTATCTGCCGGAGTGTAAGAGACCCATATATTTCCTGATCCTGTATCGCTTCCTCCTACTAAATTATTCCAGTCTCCGGCAGAGGGAGCCGTACCATCAGCAGTTGCTCTAAAATAACTTGTTGTTGCTAAAGCTCCGATACCTACTGTTCTAGAGACCACATCATCTTGATAGTATTGTACTCCTAGTATCCACTCTCCTCTATAATCAGTTGTTGGGTCATATATTGCAGTTGCTAAACAGGTATGAGTGTTCCCGCTTGACGTTGTTATTCTTATAAAATGATTTACATAACCACTAAAACTAGCTGTGCCCTTTCCTGAAGGATCTGTTAAATATCTTCTCTCAAAAAATATATCATTAGTTGTTGTACTTACTTGAATTTCTGAAGAACCTTTAGATGCTGCTGCATCCATTTTTCCGCGTTTACCTGCAGCTCGTATAGATACGTATCTATTTCCAGTTGCTAAGTCTATTCCATCAAAAAGTTTTCCATAATTCGTAATTTCGGCAAATCCATTATTTCCGGTATTTGATACTTCACCACTACCAAATTTTGGAGCAATATTCGAAGAAGTTTCACTGTCTAATAAAGATACCCCATTAAAGTATACACCACTATAACCTCCGACTAACCCCTCTATCTCTCCTTGAGCTATTAAGTCTACAATTGTACCTTTTTGTCTTCTAATTCTGCTAAATAAACTCATTTCTAACCCTCATACGGATATTCTGTTGCGTCTTGAATTGCTGAATTGGGAGAATAATTAGACTCTATATCGAGTGTAGGTATAAAAACTGATCCTCCCGCAATACCACTAAGATTAATCCAAGTACCGTCATCACCATTTTCATTATTTGAAGCAGGTCTGTAGTATTGTGAAATAGGTGCCCCTCCAACAATAAGTTCACCATAAAGAACAGGTACAGGTAATCCTTGGGTGATATTATTTGTTGGACCATTAAAAAGATAACTCTCATCTGTTCCTGAGTCCACTTCAGGTCCTGGCATCATCATTTGAGATATACCTGTAAGAGCTAAATTAGTTGCTACACTAATAGCGGCGAATCCAAAGCCATTCAATCCTGCATATCCAGCACTTGCTCCAGCAGTTGCTCCAGCACTTGCTCCTGAGGACGCCGCCCCTGTACCAAAAAATCCAGCACCGCCAAAACCTCCCGATGCAGCCACTACTACTATTATAGCGATCGCTGCTAGAAGTTTTGCTCCCGCTGATTTAGAGCCGCTCGGAACTTCTGTAATTATAATATCTTCTTCATTTAAAGTTAACAAAAGCTCATCCGTCTCAGTTAAAAATTCTGAGCCTCTCTGAATTTCAAATCCTACACCGTTTTCTGCGGCATTTATTAAGTATTGTCGAAATCCTGGAGTCTGGCACTCTATTAATTTAAAAATATCACGAATATTAGTACAATTTGACTCCCAGAATTCTCCGAATTGGGATATACCGCCATTTAAATAAACTCTTTGCATCTTACGAACCTTTTTACGTGCTGTCTATACCCTGAGTATAAAGATTCTCTACAGGAGAGTCGGTATACTGCATGGTGCATAAAAATATCTTCTTTTAAATAAATTCCACAGTGATTTGGAATCTCACAATAAACTTGAAAAATAATTCCATCATGCTCTTGTGGTTGATCCACCTCTACAAAGCCAAAAGCATCAAATAACTCATCAAAATAGTTTAAACCTTTTAACCACCAATCGTCTTCAAAAGGAATTGTTGGCAAATTTATGCCTAAATCGGAATAGTAATCCCTCACTAAAGAATAACAATCGTATTTTCCAAAAATATAATCTCTTCCGAGTAGCGGAGTTTTTAATTTTTTAGGGGTATACTCATACTTCCTCATAGTATCCAAAGAATAAATATGATACGGTATTCCTAAAAAATCGCTAGTCTTTCTGTCTGCTTCACTTGGCTCCTCTGAAACATCAGGATGACTATGTACAATTGCATATATATCCCCTGACAGACTTGCTTTTATGTACTCTTTAGGGTCAATATAAAAGTCTTCAAAAGGATTTTCTGCTTTATTTTCGCAGGGAATCCAGTATAGTTTTCCTCTTTTATTTAAAAGAAGTCCACAACCTTCTTCAGGAAATTTACTTACAAAATATTCAAATATCTGTTTATCGTTGTTGTAAAGCACCTGGAAATCCCCCAAAGGGTAGAGAAACACTTCCTTTTGCTGGAGACACCCTTATAGCTCCAGTTACAGTATCATGTGGATAGGAATAGAATCTCAGTCTACAAGATTTCAATGTTTTTCCACAAATATCTCCGGCAGTCCAATTAGGCCCCTCTGTTAATGTTGCATGATTATCTGAATCTTGTGTAATTTTTACCCTCCATAAATTGCCCCCAGAGTATACATATTCACTAAATCTTTGATCTTTATATGCATCATACTGCCCAGAAGAGGAATAATTTTGATATGCCCATACTCTTCTCCAATTAGTAGTATCTGAATCTGAAGGAGTTGAAGTATTATCTTTAATAGCCTGCCAGTAATTAGTTCTATTTGCTGCTTGTAATACCCCTGAAGACGTAACTTTGTAAAATCCGTCAGGAGTAATATCTACAGTAGAATAATGCTGGCCTCCTGTGGCGGACCCAGCCCATGCAGTATATGTTACGGTGGGGGGAAGTATATATTCATCATTTCTAGTTAAAAATACAGGTTCCCCAGAGGAGAGGCCTGCTGCTGCCCAGTTGCACCCCCCTACACGATCATGATAATTAATAGTGTCTGTTCTTGCTCCCTTATATTTAAAAGGGCAAGCTCCCCCTACAATAACTCTCCGAGGTAGTTGCACTCCTGCTAAGTCAAAAGGTGTTGATAATTCAAATTCAACCTGTAGAACATTCTTACTTTTAATCCTATCAATAATATAAACTAATTTTGGTAGCTCTACAGGAGGGGTGGAGTCTCCTGGATAACCTACTAAATATCTTTGAAACGTAGTTCTTCTAATTAATTTTTTTCCAATAAGGCTTTCAAAGTTTCCGTTTATTTCAGTTCGTATCGTAGATTCAATATTTGCCATACGAACAGAGGGTCTACTGTAAGAACCATCAGAAGAAACATCAAATCCTTCTGCTTCTATAGGGAAAGGACTATATGTATTTATAGTACCAGAAGTACTGCGAAACTGTACTTCTTGTGGAGGACTTATATTTATAGAGTCTACACCTGCAGGATAAAAATACAAAAAACTACCTGTATCATACTCAAGTTCGTAGAGAATTACGAGAGCGGACCCGGGGTCTTGTTGTTGGGCATCGCTTATTGCTAAATTTACCTCTGTACTCATAGTTCGTATACTCTTCTTAAGGTAGCTCTACATGAATTTACTTCTAAATTAAAATAGGTTTGACTATAGTCTTCGCAAACTACTTTTATGGTTGTTAACCCTCCATTTTCTGTTGTGTCTGGTACTGTAAAGTCAAATGCAGTTACTCCTGCTTTTAAGTCAAAAAAATCTATAATTGTATCAATTTCTGAATTTGGGCGGTTATTAAAAGAAATTTGATAAGTTTCCATTAAATTATTTATGCCACGTTGCAGTCTTTGTTCATACCCATCTCCAAATTGAATTTTATGTACATTTGGTTTTGATGTTCTTTGAATATTTCTGTCCGGAACATAAGCTGTTCCATCTATTTCTATGCCGAGTGCCATTATGCTGCTCCATACGGACTAAGGATGCCGCCGGGTCTCTTTTGTCTATGTAATTCATCTTGTACTACACCAGCAATAAGTTTTCCTATATTCATGCCTTGTTGAGAATCACTTTGGCTTTGAGAATCTGAACTTGATTCTGCCATTGAAACATTTACAGTTACATTATTTGTATTGGCTCCACCCTGCATTGATACTGGAATTGATTTTCCATCTGGAAGTGGAACTACTGCTTCCGTGCCGTGTAGCATAGCTGGATAACCTGAAGCGGAACCTTTAGCTATTCCACCTTCTGCATATCCCCCCATTTTTTTACCGTTAGAGAAAATTCCTCCATTTCTACCACCGAGTGAAAATGTGCTAGTAGTAGGGATAGCGCTTCCAGAATTAAATACGTCTAATCCGGCTAAACTAGAAGGACTTGCTACCGGAGTTTTAGGAGTAAAAAACGCTAAAGAGCTTTCAATAATTTTAATTGCAATCATTTTTGCAAGAATTTCAGCTAAAGCAGATAATACGGATTTGGCCATCGAAGCAAAAGCTTGTTTCATATTCATAGTACCTTCTATGATTCCTTGAATTCCTGTTTGTAAAGAAGAGCTAAAAGAATTCATTAAGGCTTTTTTCTGGTCTATAATTTCTTTAATTTGATATTGGGCTTTTGCTTCTTGCTCTATTAAAGCTATATTTTCTTCGGTCATTTCTATACCAGAAAATAAAGCGGCTAATTTAGCATCATTTACAGCCTGTTGTAGTGGGCTTAAAGATAATCCCTCATTTTGCAATCTTAGAGATTCTGTTTCTGCAAAAACATTATTCATATAAATTGCGCTTCTACGTTGAAGCAATAGTATCTCATGTTCTAAGTTTCTTACATTATCTTTAGCCACGTCTAAAGCGGCTTTTCTTGACTGAGTTTCCCTCTCGCTGAATACAACACCTTCTTCCGTTAGGTCGTTTACTCTTTCTTGTGCTGTTGCTTTTTGCGCTTCTGCGAGAGTAAGTTTGGAATCTAATAAGAATCTTTGATAACGCTGTTCTGTAATTTTACGGTCTAGTCCAAAAGTTCTTGTCTCTACCTCTGCCAATCGTCTAGTTGCAGCAACCACTTCTTGTCTGGCAGTTTCTTCTGCTTGTTTAAATGCTAAAATATCATTTTCTTGAATTGCTAGTCTTTCGTTTAAATTAATTTGTTCTCGCTTCAGCTCATTTTCATTGAGAACTTGCCTAAGTCTAGCTTTCGCAACCTCTAAGTTTTGTTCCGCTGCTGCTAGTTGACCTTTTTCAGCCTTCTCCCCTAGTCTTAGTATTCCATTATATATATCTTGAGCAGACTTCTTCTCTTTAAGAGCTTTTAAAACGTCAAGAGTTAGTGCTTTTCTATCTTGTTGAAAATTTATCTCTTTCTGTTCTAAAGTAATTCCTAGAGTTCTATTTTTGCGCTGTTCATTTTCAAGAAAGTTAATAGCAGCTGTAATGCCTTTTCTACTTTGAAGAGCAGTATTTGCTGTAGCCATATACTTCGCAGCTAATATAACCTCTCCGTTTTGCCTAGCAAATTCTTTTGTTCCGTTTCCTATTTCAACATTTAAAGCAGTTAACAATTCTTTTATTTCGTTTATTCGTTTCTTGTTATCGCTCGTTAATAGTTGATTATTCAATTGGTTATCACTAAGAGATCCTAAACCTTTTTTCTTTCTTTCGCTATTAATTAGTCTTCTTCTTCTTATCTGTTCTTCCTCTGTACCGGGTCTAGCAAGTAAGCTTGCTAACTCATTAGTTAATGCAGATTTTTGATTATTAATTTCAGTAAGCTTGGTTGAAGTTGCAGATAAACCTGCAGATAAATCCACTAATCTTGAATTAGTATTTTCTAAAAAAGCACTAAAAGGATCTTTAGTGCCTGAAAATAGCTCTCTGAATTCACTATTTATAGCTCGTATATTATCTCCCCAAGCTCTAAGAGCTTGACCCCCTTCAATTATTCTAGAAACAACGAAAGATATCCTCGTATTCAAATCAGATACCTCTGCTCCTGCGGATAATGATTTAATTTCTTTTCTAAACTTTTCTAGCTGAGGATTTAGTTTTGCTACCTTATCAAAAACGCTTATTAATTTACTGTAACTATCTTTTATTTTTTCTGCAGAGGCTCCTTCCAGAGTAGAAAACTCCGCTATCTGCTTAACTAAATCTACACTAGCTAAGGTATTTGCATCTGCTTGAGCAATTGCTGATAATGATTGAGAAATTTTAGGCCGTAATTTAATAGAGTTTTCTATTTCTTCATTCAAACTAGCTAACGTATCTCTATATTTATCTGCTTTTTCGTTTGCTTTTTTTAGTTCTTCAGAAATAGGATTAAAAAAATTATATATTTGTTTTCCTAAATCGAATATCAATAATGCTAGTCCAATCCAAGGAAGTGCATTTAATACCTTCCCCAATCCTGCTCCAATAAATTTTAAAGTACCTAAAAATTTTCCTGATTCAGCTGTTGCTCTTGCATACCCAGCACTTACTAAAGCGAAATATCGACTAAATCCTCTCATATTTTCTGCAATCATAGTTTTATGTTGGGCTTTTATGATTGCAATATTTCGTAATACTGTTCGTCTTTCAGAATTTTCAAACTTTAATACTTTACTGGTTTTTGCTTTCGCGGCTCTTTCTAGTATTTTTAGTTGTCCTGCACTAATATCACCAGATTTTTTAATGTTTTTAATAGTTGTGTTACTTTTATTACCCAGAGATAATACAGCAGTTTTGGCATCATCTACACTAGCGCCTAATTGCCTCATTGTTGGAATTGCTGGAGTAAATGCTTTTACAAACCCAACACCTACAGAAGTTAATAATGCTCCAAAAGATAGTAAATTATCAGATAAAAAATTAAAAACAGGAGCTACAAGTTTTGTGGCAAATGTCTGTAATGGTATTAGTAATTGATCAAAGCTTGCTGCAAGTCTATTTATTGCTTGTCCTGCGGGGTCTATCGTTTCTTCAATTGCTGCATATTTTGCCTCTGCTTGTGTAAGTACTTCATTTGCGACTGCCTGCTGTTTTTCAAACGTTGTAAGTTCTCTTCCAAGAATTCCCATCTTATTTTTATAATTTTCTGTAGCAGTATCTAAGCGTAATATAATACCTAATTCATCCAATAATTCTGGTTCTGCTTTAGTTACACCACGCACAAGACGATTAAAAGAATCAGTTAAATCTCTACCTAAAACAGCAGAGGCATTCTTAGCTGCAGTTGCTAGTCCTTGTAATTGTCCAGAAGATAAACCTGCCGAAGTACCTATAGCAGTAGCTGAGGCCGCTTCTTTAAAAGAAAGCATTCCATCAGTAGCCTCTCTTAATGAGTTTGTTACGGTTTTATAGGCAACGCCGGTAGCAGCCCCTAAAGCTTTTTGACCTTCAATAAGATTTGTTATATCAGCAGCATTTTTAAATGCTTGAAAAACAGCGGTGATTGCAAAAATATTTGCAGCAAAAGTTGCATAAGCAGGAACAAGGCCTCCAGTGATGCCTTGAGCCATTTTTGAAAAGTTCTTTGAAGTGTTTGAAGACGCTTGTGCAGCGCCTTTTAATTGACGATCAGCGCTCGCAGCACTTTTACCAACGCGATCCATACCCGTGCCAAGTTTTTTTGCACTCTTTTCAGTAAGGCGCATCGTGCCGTTGTCATCAACGATTATACTTACTTTGACTTCTTTTGCCATTATCCACGCACATTATGGGTGTAAGACTTACTCCCAGCTTTGGCTTTTCGCTCTTCCGCCTTTCGTTTATCTTCAAGTTGTTTGTTTATTCTCTTCACTTGAAAATTTTCAATTTGAGTGATAAAAAATACAGCTGTCTTTTTATCCTCTACTTCAAAAAGATTTAAAAAGAAATCTATGCTTGACCAATCTTTTCCAAAGTAACTGCCGGACATTCCATCCCACCTATCCGGCATATGATTAAATACGATAAATGCGTGTTGTACGTCCTCTGGAAACTTGTCTAATGACAGAGGAGCTCTGGAAGGGTCTGGCTCTGTGCCGAGTTGCTCGCACATTGACAGATATTTTTCGTAAGAAATATCAGATTCTTGCTCAAAAGATTTTTCTACAAGTCGGAGACATTCTTCGACTTGCTTTTCGTAAAATTTTCGAGATCACCTAAAGTTTCTGTTACCCAAGTATCAAACGCATTCGAATTCTTCATTAGAATTTCTGCTTCCTCTTGTGAATATGGAAGCTCTGAGTCGGGGTCTAATCCATCAGTATCTACTAATAGAAGCTCTTCTAAATAAGATAACTTGAAACCAGACCAGCCTTTAATAACTGCTTTACAATACTCTGTAAGAAACTTATCTTCATCTAATACTTCTTCTGCTTGATGATTTGAACGATTGAATTTTTTAGTAACACATTTCTTGCGAAGTGCAAGTAGCTCTTCTCTGGCTAAATAACATAGATCCACAGAAAAACCCACCATGCCAGGAAAATCAATCGAAACCGTCATGGAAGGTTTCATTAAACTTTTTAGTGAGATTTCACCCATATAACTTAATCCTTATTTTTATTTAAAAAGGGGGAGTAAACCTCCCCCACGATTTTTAAATTATACAAAAGTGAAGTCTAAAAGTCAAGAACTTTTTTTTATTAAGTGATATCAATACCAGTGTATACGACTGTCATTTCATTCGTAAGATCAACATTACCGCCCGAAGGCTGACCGTGAAAAGCAATATCAAGTGTAAGAAGATCTTCAACATTCACTACTGGAATCTCTAAGTGAGCTGTTGGAAGATCAAACTTGATGTTGGGCCCTGTAGAGGTTGTTCCACCAACATTAACTGCAAGATCAAAAATATTTCTTACAGTAGAAGTATCGCTTACAAGATCAGCAAAAAGTTCTCCTGACTTACTTAATGCTGTATTATTATCAAGATAGCAAGTAAGATTTCCTGAAATTGAGCGGGCTCCTGTAATATTTGCAAGAGGTGAGTTTACAACCCCTAATTCTTCCGGAGTGAGGTAAGAAACATTATTCTCAATACTAATACTCCCACCAGTAAGAACAATATTATAAACGTCTCTATTCGGAGTCCAAAAATTATAGGTGCCTGAAAGGGGACCAGTTGTTTGTCCGCTCAAAGTAATTGTCGTACTTGGAGAAGCGTATGAAATAGAATCAACTGTAGTACCGTTCGGTATACTTGTTCCGGAAACTAAGTCTCCTGAAGAAATATCCCCCGTCACGTCTCCTGAAACTACAATTTCATCCGCAGCTGGGCTAGTGTTATCTACCAAAGTGTATCCGCTTGTAATTTGATAAATTTCTCCACCAGCAGATTCGGCTGCTGGAGATCCTACCAATTTGTCAGTTCTTATTAAATCAACTGTAGAAATACGATTACGAATAAAGTTAGAAGTTTTATCCAACCCTATGTCAAGTGCACCTGAATAGCCTACTTCACTCGCACCTTCATCGGATACTTGTGCTCCGAAGCCAGACCACTGAAGAGTAGCGATACCATCAATATCAAAGTCCATAGTTACATTATTTACAACAGCTTTTGTGACTTTGTATACTTGAGCAGTTCCACCAGCAGGTTTAAAAGAAAAATAAATTTCCCAAGCATCAGAAAGCGATGATACATTTGAACCCTCTAAGGTAAAATCTAAATCAGTTGCATCCGAAGTACCAACTGTAGTACCTTCAGCATTTTTAAAAAGTCCATTGTTATAGCTATCAGCACCTAATAACATTGCCCAGAGAGATTGCTCCGGAGCAATATGATTAGTAGATTTGGTTGGACGAGCATAAGTTGAAAAACTCCACTCTACAGGAGCTAGACTATCGTTAAATAAAAGTCTTGCCCGTCGTGATGTTACGCCTGCCTCGTTTACA